GGAAGGCCGCGTTGTACTTCGGGTCGACACAAATGGCCGTCGGCGCATCCTCAAAGCTTTCCAGCTTCTCGACAAGAGCTTTCGGGTCCAGCAGGCCAGCGACTACGCAACGCTCCAGCAACGTCTCGATGATCAGCGCTTGCACCGTGATTTGTGCACGTAGCGACTCGATGTCGGATTTCGTGTTCATGCCCTCAACCCCGCGTTTTTACCTGACACCCGAATTCTACGCAACGCAAAAAGATTGCGCCCGGCGCAAGCCGGATATTTGTTTGGAGATTGTGAAATGCCACTGAATCCAAATCGCTCGCGGTTTTGGAAACGCCGCACACCGACCAGCCTGCGCCAGGCGGTCGATGAATCCATCGAGTATTTCAAGGAAGCCCACAACGGATCGGTCGAACGCGTGGCCGAGAGGATGGGCTACACGACGAAATGGAGCCTGTACAAAGACTTGGCCGATCTGAAGCTGCAACTGCCACAAGTGAAGGTGTTCGAGCATGCCTGCGGGATCGACCTCTTGACGCGCTATTACGCCGCCAGCGCCAACCGAATTTCGATTGAGATCCCGCTCGGCCGCACGGCCGGGGCGGACTCGATTCAGGCGCTGCAAGCAGCCCTGACCGACGCCGCTGGCGCGCTGCTCAATTTTTATGCCGGTCAGATGCAGGCAGAGGAGGCGCTCTCGGCGGTCAATGACGCCATGCAAGAGCTGGCCTGGCACCGCGTCAACGTGGGCAAGCATGCCCAGCCTGAACTGGAGTTTTGAGCCATGAACGATAAACCCAAGGAATCGAATGCCGCCGTGCGCCGCGTGTGCCGGATCTTGCGGGTGCTGCAAGGCCATGCCCTGGAGGGCCTCTCCCTGGCCGAGATCACCGCCGCCCTCAAAGAACCGAACGCCAGCACGGTGCTGCGCACGCTGGAGGCACTGGCCGAGGAATCGATGGTGATCAAGGGCGCCACCGGGCGCTGGATGCTCAGTGTGCTGATGCTGCAGATCGCGGCCGCCACCGAAGCCGAGATCAACCGCAAGAGCCTGCGCCTGGCGGAGTTGAAGCAACGCATTGGCACAAGCCACTGATTCATTCATCAACCACGGAGAACAAAACATGGCAACAGCAGGACGCAAACCCACACCCCTCGCAGCCGACCACGCCGATCCGGATCTTGAAACCCCCGAGGCCGCGAGTGCGATTGCGGCGATCCAAACGCAGGACAGCGCACTGCAGGCGGCTTATTCGGACGATCGGGATCTGGCGAACCAGTTGCTGGGGCAAGCGCAGATGGCGCGATCGATCGCAAAATTTGCCGACGTCGTCAGTTTGAGCAAGCTGCAGCATGTAAAGGAATCCAAGCTGTACAAGGCTTTGGCTGGCAAAACGATGATTTCTCCTGACGGTTCAGAGTGCCGACTCGTCGGCACTTGGGAGGAATATTGCAAGCTGCTCGGCAGCACACGTTCAACAATAGATGAAGATCTGACGAACCTAAAAGTGTTCGGCGAACAGGCGCTTGAAAACCTGTCGCGCATTGGCGCTGGCTACCGCGAGCTGCGCCAGTTCCGCCGCCTGCCGGACGATCAGAAAACCGCGCTGATCGAGCTGAGCAAGACGGGCGACAAGGAGTCGGTGCTGGAACTGGCCGAAGAGCTGATCGCCAAGCAGGTGCGGGCCAAGGATGATCTGGAGAAGAAGCTCACTGAGGCGCAGGCCAAGCAGCAGAGCACGGAGCGCCTGATTGAGGCGAAAAACAAGGCGATCGACGAAAAGACCGCCGAGCTGGATCGCTTGATCAATGGCAGCGCGGATGCGAAGAAGGCGCTGGCGAACGAGCAAGACGCGGCGCTGGTGCAGCGCCTTCAGGATGCCAGCCTGGCGCTGCTGGGCTACATCGTGCGCTTTGACAATGTGGTGGCCGATTGCCTGGCCGATGCTACCGAGGCACGCGCCACGTTGGCCGAAAATGCGGTGCTCTGGACTTTTCAGCGCATTGCCCAGATCGCGCTGGACCGGCAGATGCCATGCGACTTTCGCCGGGTGGTGGACCCGCTGTTTGAAGAAAGCGCGGAGGGCTGATCGTGGATGCCGCCGCTGTCGCAGAACTTGACTTGCTACGTGATCTGGCTGCACGCCTCGCCGCTGCAAAGCGGAATGAGAAAGGTCCGATCATGGCCAAGGCTTGCCGGGCGCTCAACGCTAGCAAAGGCAAGGTCTATGCGCGCCTCAAGCAGCTCGGGCTCTACGACAGCGGCCGCAAGCAACGCTCTGACGCGGGTCAGTTGTGTATCAGCGAAGACGACGCGCTGCGCGCCGCCGGCCTGGTGCATCTGGGCACGCGGGCCAATGGCAAGCGCAACTTTTCGATCAAGGCTTCCGCCGATCTGCTCGCAGCCAATGGTGGTGGTCGCGTCATCCAGGAGACCGGCGAGATCGTGAAGCCAGCGCCGACCACGCTGGCGCGGGCGATGCGCAAATACAACTGCCATCCTGAGCAGCTCGAAGCGCCACACCCTGCGCTCGCCATGAAGAGTCGGCACCCGAACCATACGTGGTTCATCGATATGTCGGTGGCGACACTGTTCTATGCGCCGAATGGCGGGATCAAGGGCATCCAGCACCTTGATGACAGCGAGGTCTATAAAAACAAGCCCGATGCCATTTCCCGCGTACAGAAAGACCTGTGCACCCGCTGGCTGGTGACCGACCATTGCTCGGATGCGTATTTCGTGCGCTACATGGCGGGGCACGAAGATGCGATGAGTTTCATCGAGTTCCTGCTGGAAGCCATGCAAGCCCGCTCGAATGGCGAGCCTTTCCACGGCGTGCCCTGGAATCTTGTCATGGACCCCGGCGCGGCGGGACGTGCAGCGGTTGCACAGAATCTGATGCGCCGGCTGCAAATCAACGCAATCATCAATCGCACGAAGAATCCGCGCGCCAAAGGCCAAGTGGAAGGCGGGCATGACCGCTGGGAAAACGTCTTTGAGAGCCGCCTGCCACTGTGGCAACCGGCCAACCTGGCCGAGTTGAATGCGCGAGCGGACATGGTGCGCCGGGCGCATTGCTCCAGCGCTATTCACTCGCGCCACAAGATGGCGCGGTATGCGGCCTGGTTGAAGATTCGCGAGGATCAGCTGCGCCTGGCCCCTTCCATCGAGCAGTGCCGCGAGCTGGTGACCACGGGCGAGCAGGAACGCACGGTGAACGATCAGCTGCTGATCAGTTTCGAAGGTCGTGATTACGACCTGCGCCACGTTCCGGGAATCGCGATCCGCACCAAGGTGCGCGTGGTGGTCAATCCGTACCGTGCGCCGGCAATCGATGTGTTGATGCGCAATGACGACGGCACCGACACCGCCTACACGGTGGAACCCGCTGCACGCGATGACTTCGGCTTCCTTGAGACGGCCAATACCTGGGGCGAAGAGATCCGCGCACTGCCGGAGAGTGCGGCAGAAAAGCAGCTCAAGCGCATCAATACGATGGCCTATGGCGTGCCAACGCAGTCCGAGGCGGATGCCGCCCGCAAGGCCCGCAAGAACGCCTTCGAAGGCGAGATCAACCCGTTTGCCGACTTTGAGCAGGCCGTGGTGCCTCAGTACATCCCGCGCCGCGGATCGGAGCATGCGGTCAGCGCTGCAGCGCGCGAGCTGCCGCCGGTCCCGCTGGTAGAGGCGGTACGCCAGCGCAAGGCGAATGGCGACACGCGGCCAAACCTGTATGCCCTGTTGCAGGCGGAGTTCGGATCAGAAGTTCCGGCATCGGCGCAGTTCGATGCCATCGAACAACTGCGCGCGGCGGCGCCGGTACGCGCCGCAGGCGGGCAAAAGTGAAAACGCCTCGCTGACGGCAATCAGCGAGGCGCTTGGGAGGCCCCGGCAAGGGCCGTTTTTCAACGCAGAAGAACGAGGAGATTGTACATGGACAACAACCTCAGAACCAGCAAGGGAGGACCAGACCATGGCGTCCTCTGCTGAACAAACAAGATATTGGGAGAAACCATTCATGCCCTTGAATTTGCGCACCGCCATCGCCCGTGTAGGTGTTTCGCAGGTGGATTTTGGCAAGGCTCTACGGCAATCGAATGGCAAACACCTCAGTGAAACAACCGTCTCTCTGTGGCTCGGGCGGGGTTTCTGGCCGACCAATACGCCACGGCCGTGGCTGGAAGAGCAAGCGCGCAAGTTTTTGCGCGACAGATCGTCGCCTGATGCAGAAGCGGCCGATCTGTTTGAAGTGAACAAAGAACGCATCGCTGAGCGCGGCTCCTCCGTTTCAGAACTGGTGGGCCACACCCGCGAACAACAAATCGAAGAACCCGATCTTACTTTGGAGCCAAAAATGCTGACACCCGCAGCGCGACGTCATTTCAAGCTGTTCCGCGACCCATTCAACACTGACCCGGAATGCCCGGAGGATGTCTTTCGTGGCCCGGATCAACAGTTTGCCTCCGAATCGATCTGGGAAGCGGTGCGCAACGCCCGGCTGTTCGGTCTCGTCGGCGAATCCGGCTCGGGCAAAACGACATTGCTGGATGATTTCAAGGATCGTGTCCGGCGCGAATCGCTGTCAGTTCGCTTGATTCAGCCGATGCTCACCGACAAGAAGAAGATGACAGCACGGGGAGTAATGGAAGCAATCATCGCTGACATTGCTCCTGGTGTAACGATGTGTGCATCGTCTGAAAAGCTGACGCGCCAGGCCCACGAACTGCTCGCGGAGTCGAGCCAAGCCGGGCAGTACAACGTGGTGCTCTTTGAAGAGGCTCACGACCTCAACATCTACGCGCTCAAGCAGCTCAAGCGCTTCCATGAATTCAAGACCGGCTGGAAACGCCTGATCTCGATTGTGCTGATCGGCCAGCCGGAGCTGCTCGTCAAACTCGGGGAACATGCGACTGGCGAAGCGCGCGAGGTTGCCAGGCGCCTCGAAATCCTGCAATTGCTGCCGCTGGATAACGAGCTGCAAGGCTACGTCGCGCACAAGCTGGCGCGCGCAAACGCGAAGGCCGATGTGATCTTTGCTGGCGATACCTATGACGCCGTGCGCAACCGCCTGTGGGCCATTGTGAAAGACGGCCCACGACGCGGCGAGCGTATCAGCATGACGTATCCACTGCTGGTCAACAACCTGCTGGTAGCAGCCATGAACACGGCGGCTGAACTCGGCGCCGAGCGCGTCGACGCCGGACTCGTAAAGGGGTGCTGAGCATGGCGATCAACATCATCCCCAACAGGAGAGTCGGCCGTCGTCTGGAAGTGTGCTTCGACGGGCGCCTTTATAGCCTGTCGCACCTGCGCGGCATCGCTCCGAACGATTTTGTTCGCGTGGTGGCCATCCACGACAGCAGCGCGGTGCGCGTAATCCGCAAATTCGGCGCAGCCATCGAGTCGTACTTCGTCGAGCCAGTCAAGTTTGATGACGCCGGGTTTCGCACCGACGCACAACTGTTAGGAGCGTGCCATGGATCACATTGATATGGCGCCGGCCACAAAGGACCAGCCGACGAACTGGTGGCAGCTTGCGACCGTGCTGCTCGTCATTTTGATCGGCTGGGGCGTGCTGGATTCACCGAAGTACGTCGATGAGGTCACGGCAGAGCGCGATGGGCTGCGCCAGAAGGTCAAGGCTTTGAACGAGGATCTGAATTTTGAACGGGCACGGCGCGGCATTGCCTGTACTGACGTCGCCCAACGCTATTCGATGGCCGCTGTGCCGGAGGTGAATGATGCCAAGAACTAAGAGCAACGGCGAATTGCCGCCCCTGCGCGGCCGCGTCGCGGAACTGCTGCTGGCAATGCGGCCATCCTCAATTGCCAGCAGCCAGATCGAAGAGCGCTTCGGCAGCCGCATGAGCGGTCAGCTCTCGGATCTGGCGCGGCACGGGCTGATCGAGTCCTGCTACACGATGGAAGGCCCCGGCTACCGGCTCACCCCAGCAGGCCGCGAACGCTGCCCGACGCGTCGAGAGCTGTATGCGACCGCCGAACACTACATCGCGCAGCAGGATGCCGCCCGTTTTGGCTTCGCCGTTCCCAAACAAGACCAAGGAAACAAACATGACCAAAGAATTTGAACAAGTTCCGGATGGCTACATGCGCGCCGCAGACGGCAGCTTGGTGCCCATCGCCAACATCAAGCCCATCGACATCGAGCGCGACAAGCTGGTGCGCGAGATCGTGGCCCGCGCCAAGTGCCTGTCGGACTCCATCGCCATGTTCAAGAGCGGCGCCTTTGGTGATATCGCTGCCTTCGTCGAGCTATCCGCCGAGCAGTACGGCGCAACGCTGCGCGGTGCCGCCGGCAAGGGCAATGTCAGTCTGGTCAGCTTCGACGGGCAATACAAGGTGCAGCGTGCCGTCGCCGAAAGCATCACGTTCGATGAACGCCTCGTCGCAGCCAAGGCGCTGATCGACGAATGCATCAACACCTGGAGCGAGGGCAGCCGCCCCGAGCTACGCGTGCTGATCAACAGCGCGTTTCAGGTCGACAAGGCCGGCAACATCAACACCGGCCGTGTGCTGGGCCTGCGCCGCTTGGAAATCACCGATCCGCGCTGGCTCCAGGCGATGAAGGCAATTGGAGAGGCGGTGCAGGTCACCGGATCCAAATCCTACGTGCGCGTGTATGAGCGCGTCGGCGAGACCGACCAGTACCGCGCAATCCCTCTTGATGTGGCGGGGGTGTGAGATGAAAACAATTTACACCTCACTCAACGATGCTACTGCCCGCCTCGGTATCGTGATCAGCATCGCGGGCGCTGTCGCAGCCGACGACGCCCTGTCGGACGATTTGAATGACTTTCTGGCGCAACAAACCTTCGAGGAAATCGAAGACTGCTTGGGTAAGCTTCCAGACGATCTGAAGGATGTCTGGGAATTCGATGAGGAGATTTGTGACTGGGCGATCCAGAACAACAAGCTCGGCTTCATCGTGGAGATTCACACGCCGGATATGAGTCGCGGCCACTTCTCGTGGGGCAACTACTTTACGAAGTGGGTCTACGGCGACAGTTTTGAAGAGGCAGTCGCAAAGGGCCTTGAGTGGGTGGCTTCTGTGCGTGCCAAAGAGCAGGCGAAGGCTGATCAGGAAGGCGGTGCGTGATGCGCCACTCAATTCGCCCGGACATCCTCACGCAGCTTGGCTTCTACTTCGATTTCACGAATATGGATGTCAACGTGATCGCTCCGTTCGACATCGCCCATGCGCTCTCGCACATCTGCCGCTTCACAGGGCATACCACGCTCTTCTATTCAGTTGCGCAGCACTCGGTGGCCGTCAGCCATCTGGTGCCGCCGGAGCTGGCACTGTACGGCCTGCTGCATGACGCGGCAGAGGCCTATATCGGCGACGTGTCACGCCCGCTAAAGCAATTGCTACCGGATTACAAGGTAATCGAGAAGCGTGTAGAGAAGGCCATCCGCCGCCGGTTTGATCTTCCGGACGGTCCCATGCCAAAGGAGATCAAGCATGCCGATCTGGTGATGCTTGCCACCGAGCAGCGCGACCTCATGCCGGAGCATGAGGATGAATGGGCCACGATCCGCGACATCGAGCCACTGCCAGAACCGATCAATCCGTGGCAGCCACAGAAAGCGAGAACGGAATTTATCAAGCGTTATCGGAAGCTATGCCAATGAGCGACAGAATCATTACCGACGCCGAAAAACTGGCAATCCTGCAGGCCAGCATCCTCAACATCGGCCGCTTGATCCCGGAAGGCATGCAAGTCACCTTCACGCGCGATCCAGGCTGCGCCTCGACACTGGAGCTGGTCTATCCGAGCGGGATGACCACTAATGCTTGCTTCCGGCATTTTTCGCCGATCTATCAAGTTCCGGAAGTTCCGATTGAACAGTGGTTTGAAGCCAAGGGAGAGCTGAATTGAGCACACAAACCGCATCTATTGATCGCAACCGACTGATCCAGCTGATCCACATCGGTCGCCACGATCTGTGCATGGAGGAGGATACCTATCGGGCGATCCTCCGCGCCCAGACCGGCCACGACAGCGCCGCCGATTGCAGCGTGCCGCAGTTGGAGCGCGTCTTGGGGCACCTGAAATCGGCTGGGTTCAAGGTCAAGGTACGCGCCAGCGCCGGGGCACAGCGCAAGGGTGGCAACCGTGCAATGGCAGACGATGACCAGAGCCGCATGATCCGTGGCATCTGGCTGGAGTTGCACGGCATGGGCATCGTGCGTGATGCCAGCGAAGCGGCGATGGCCAGCTTTGTGTGTCGTCACACCAAGATCGAGGCGCTGCAATGGCTCTCCAGCAAGCAGGCCAGCAGCGTCATCGAGCACCTGAAGAAGTGGCGCAACCGGATCCTGACCGAACGGACCCACGCGCTGTGGCAGGCGCTGGGCCTGTCGCTCAACCCGAGCCTGTTTGAACTGTCCGCGCACCAGGAGAAGTGCCTGGATGCGTCCGAGGCGGCGCTCGGTTCCCGCGTGAATCCGATCCAGCAGAGCCAGGCGCGGTTTGACCAGGTTCTGCGCACAGTCGAAAGGATGAAAAATGGCAACTAACGGTCGCATGGAAGTCGTGCGCCTCGAACTGCTCTCCGACATCGAGGCGCACGCCACTGAGATCATCAAGGATCACGGCATTGCGCAGGAAATTGCGGAGCAGGCAGGCGTGGCCATAGCTGACTTCCTCGCCGACCACTGGGGCGGACAGAATGTCTCGTTCCCCAAGGACTATCAATACAAGCTCGCGTCGCGCGACTTGCAGATCTACCGCCGTTTTAACGGCTCAAACTACCACACCCTCGTCAAAGAGACCGGAATGACGGAACGCGGCCTTCGCAAACTGCTAGACCGCGTCCATCGCCGGGAACAGAATCGCTTACAGCCTCGTCTTTTTGACGACCTACCGGAAGCATGACAGGTTTGCGCCGGGTGCAATCAATTTACGAACTCGTCTCGTAAAATCCCGCCTTATCCCGGCTCTTCCCACCAATTATCCTGCACCACCCCCTGTATTTATCCTGTTCTCCCTCACTGGGGGCCGACGTCCCCTTTTTCGTGTATGGGCGCACTGCCTTGGCAACCGGCGT